CTCTGCTGTCTCCCCAGGTAAGCGCCTGAGGTCGCATGACACGCGCCGCTGCTCTGAGGCGGGATCCGCGCGCCGGGGTAGGGTCGGTCAGCGCCGCGAGCCGGGCGGGATCAGGAGCACGGCCTTGTCGGGGTCGGTCACGCTGTAGCGGTTGCCCTGCTCCCAGTCCTCGGGCGGCTGGGGGTAGATCGCGTAGGCCGGCCCGTAGCGGCCCGGCTCCTGCACCGTCAGGATCACGTCACGGCCGTCCCACTGGAACGCCTCCCCCACGGCGAGGTCCCTGAAGCGTAGGGGAAGCCCGCCACGCTCACGGGAGAGCCTCACGGCCTCCCGGTGAGGCTCGCTCGGCTCCGTCTGGTAGGCGCGCTCAGCGGCGCGGAGGGTGGCGTCGGTGCTCATGGTCGTCAGCTCCTCGTCGCGCTCGGATCGATCGTCCGGCGTCGACAAGAGAGACTATATCAAGTCGGCTCCTATGGTGTCAAGAAGAATTCTGAGATTGTCGTGCAAGCGGCCTGACAGGCCGACTTGCGGGCGACTGGTTCGCCGAGTCGGCTCGCGGTCCGCGCCGATCGATCGGCCGAAAAAGTTCGTCGGTGCTCCTCGACGGCTCCTCGACGCGAGGAGTCGGGCCGCTCTGGTGAGGACAGCGAAAAATCGCCGATCGATTGGCCGAACGATCGAGGCTTCGACCGACCTTCGTCGCGAGTCGAGGGATCCTCGACGCCTCGACGCCTCGACGCCTCGACGCCTCGACGCCTCGACGCCTCGACGCCTCGACGCCAACGTTGTGGGAAGCGATATGGGCGCTATTAGGGCGCGCCCTGGCGCATACCAGGATCCGCCATATGGAATGGTGGGACAGACCACAGACGACGCCACAAGTCGAGCAGTTGCGGGCCCCGAGCTCCGCCTCTCAGATTGAGAGTCGCCCGCCCCCCCCCCCAACCCCGGCGGCGACGCCCCCCCCGCTGTTGACGTCGCCTCCCGACCGGCGCATGACGCTCGCAACGTGCTGCAGGCGCAGGGCTTGCGCCGGCCAGGCCGCTCGAGGAGCCCGCTACTAGTAGGGCACCACCACCTGGGCCCCCGTTGAGGGGGTAGTAGCGTCTACAATCATAAGCCCCAGCACCATTTCACTTTCCACAGAAAATTTTTCGCGTCAGCGCGGCGTCGGTCCCCCGTGCTACTCTTCTGGTCCTTGACCCCCACGCCTCGAGCGCAAGCTCGATGTGGCCTGTGCGCGCGGCGTGGGCTCCGGCGCGCACCTTGGAAGCCGGCCAGGCAGGCGCTACCCCTCGTCAGGGGCGTTCACCCGGTGAATGACGAGATCGGACGGCCACCCCTTGCGGGGTGGCCGTTCGCGTTGGTAGGCTTCCCGCGCGCCCTCGAGCGCGGAGGTTCCCATGCCCACCACGCGCAAGGGTCGCGCGATCAACGACGCGAACCCCGCCGGCCTCGCCGACACGCTGAACACCTACGGCACCGCGATCACGACGGCGCTCACGGCGCTGAACCTGTCGCTCCGCACCGTCTGCTTCAGCACCGCCGGCCTCGCGGAGGGCACGGGCGCGGCCACGTTCCAGATCGCCACGGCGATCACCTACGCGATCGACGGCGTGCGCTACACGAAGGGCGTCACGGACAACATCGCCTTCACGGCGGCGGCGATCCAGGCCACCGACACGAACTGCATCTACCTGATCTGTATCGACTCGGCCGGGACGCTGTCGACGGTCAAGGGCACCGCGGTCGCGACGGCCAGCCAGGCGTCGATCCCCGCCCCCACCGCCGGCACCTGCCCGATCGGCTTCGTCCACATCGCGACGTCGGCCGCGGCCACGTTCACGGCCGGCACCACGGACCTCGGCGCCGCGAACGTCGTCGACACGTTCGTCAACTTCGTCGGGTCGAACCCGGCGACGGCCGTGACGGCCGCGACGGCGATCTCGACGCTGAACTCGGCCCTCACCGCGCTGTAGTCGGCCGCACCGCCCAGCCCATGGCCGGCACGAAGGGGATCATGCGCGACGAGCGCCCGAAGGCGAAGCGCGCCCCCAAGCGGGACCGCGCGGCCGAGGAGCGGCTCGCCGAGCTCGAGCGTGCGCTCGAGGAAGCGGTCGCCGCCGCGGTCGCGGCGAAGGACACGCCCGAGCTCCTCCGGCTCCACGCGCACTTCCTCGCGCGCGTGCGCGCCCCGCTTCGTGCGGACCCCGCCGACGGCGAGTCGGCGAGCCCGGCGTCGGACGCGGCCGCCGCCGCGTTCGCGTAGCGCGTGCAGCTCAAGCACGTCGAGCGCGCACCGAAGAACGGCACCGCGAGCGGCCCGTGGCGCGCGATCCAGGGCGCCCTCGCGCACCCCGGCGTCGTCCGCGCGTGCCTGATCGCGAACATGGCCGAGGAGCTGCTCGTGCTCGCCCCGAAGAAGGGGCCGCTCGAGCACTTCCGCGTGAACCGGGCCCAGGCGCTCCTGCTCGACTTCGTCGCCGAGCGGTGGAGTCGGGGCCTCCCGGTCTACGCGCTCGTGCCGAAGGCGCGCCAGCTCGGCGTCTCGACGTTCGTCCAGGCGTTCCTCTTCGTGCTCTGCCTCGTGAACGAGAAGAACGGGAAGCCCTACCGCTGCGCGACGGTGGCGCACATCGAGGACTCGGCCAAGTCGATCTTCAGCATGACGCGCCTGTTCGAGCGCAAGCTGCCGAAGACCTGGCGCCTCCCGATCGAGTCGAGCCAGCAGGGCCGGCTCGAGTGGAGCGGCGGAAGCCGCAACCAGGTCGTGTCGGCCAAGCTCGGGGACGCCGCGCTGAAGGGCGTCACGCTGAACGCCTTCCACGGGTCGGAGGTGGCGAACTGGGCCGACCTCGGCATGGACCCGAACGCGCTGTGGTCGTCGGCCTGGGGCGCGATCGCCCAGGACGAGAACGCCTTCGTCGTCCTCGAGTCGACGGCGAAGGGGCGCGACCCGTTCTTCCACGGGCTCGTGAGTCGGTCGCGCTCGAACCACTTCGAGTTCCCCGTCGTCTTCATTCCGTGGTTCTTCGACGAGAAGTACACCATGTCGTGGGGCGCCTACCGGGCGTCCCGGCCGACGTGGCACCTCACCGAGTCGTTCGTGCCCGAGACGGGCGAGGTCCTCGCGCGCGAGTTCCTGGGCCAGCGGATCGTCAAGCCCGGCGACGAATGGTGCGTCTTCCGCCACGAGCTGACGGACGACCAGTTGATCTGGCGTCGGTCGGTGATCGAGAAGCTCGGGAGCGGCGACACGGTCAAGGGGCTCGACCTCTTCCGGCGCTACTACCCGTCCACGCTCGAGGAGTGCTGGGCGGCGAACGAGTACTCGTTCCTCGGCGACGACTCGGAGAAGCACCTCGAGCGGCTGTCGCGGACGGTGCGCCAGCCGCAGCGCGGCGAGCTCCGCGACGGCGGCTGGGTGCCGAGCTCGCTCCCGAACGCGATCCTGCGCTGGCACGAGCCGCAGAGCGGCCACGCCTACGTGATCGGGGCCGACTGCTCGGAGGGGCTCGCGACGGGCGACGGCCAGGCCGCCTACGTGATCGACCGCGACACGCGCGAAATGGTCGCGGCGGTCTGCACGAAGCTCGAGCCCGACGCCTTCTCGAGCCTGCTCGAGCGGCTCGGGCGCTACTACTGGAACGCGACGATCGCCGTCGAGAACAACTTCTCGCCGAGCGTCGTCGTCGCGATCCAGAAGTCGGGCTACCCGAAGGTCTACTGGCACCGCGACCCCGACCAGCTTCGGGGCCGCCCGCCGCGCCCCGGCTTCAACACGAACAAGCGCACGAGGCCGGTGATCCTCGACGTCCTGTCGGCGACGCTGCGCTCGGGCGACTTCACCGTCTACGACGAGAAGCTGCTCGAGGAGCTGCGGACGTTCGTCTGGTCGGAGAAGCGCGAGACGTTCTGCGCGCCGAAGGCGTTCCACGACGATCGGGTCATGGCGCTCGCGATCGCCGTCTACGTCTGCGGGTGGCGCGACGACGCCGGCCGCCGGAAGAAGGACGCCGAGGCCGTCCCCGACTTCGAGACGACGGATCGGGGCTTCCTCGCCTGGAAGCGCGAGCAGAAGCGCGCGAAGCAGCGCCTGCGCGAGCGAGCCGGCCCGGGGCCGCGCTGCGCCCTGTAGACCTCTGCGCGCGGGTCGGTTAGGCTCCGGGATCGGGGAGGACACCATGGCTTCCGCAGCCTGCACGACGCACTGCTACCACTCGGGGCGCGTCTTCAAGCACCGCGCCGCCTGCTGCCGCTGCTCGAGCGTCGACGCGCGTCGGGGCGGGCCCGAGCGCGAGGAGAAGTCGCACGGCTTCGCCGGCTGCGGGGTCGGCCCCGACTACCCGATCTTCACGTCGATCGACAGGAAGGTCGCGGCGCGGATCCGCGAGGAGGCGAAGGTCGACGCCGAGTGCGGTCGGGCGCGCGAGGGCGACGCCGACTTCCTCGACGTCCTCTCGTTCGTCGAGACGCTCGACTCGAAGCTGCGTCGGCCGCAGACGCTCGTGCGCGCGTGAGCGCCAAGAACCCCCGCAAGAGCGATCGCGACGCCGCGCTCGTCGAGGTCTGGAGCGACCGGATCCGTCGCGGCTACGACGCCAAGGCCGACTTCACGAAGGCCGCGCGCGAGATCGACGGCCTCTTCACGGGCGAGCCCGACCCGTGGTTCAAGTCGGACGCGCTCGCGGCCGTCATGAACGTGGAGCACATGGCGTGCGTCACGGTCAATCTCCCCTTCCAGGTGCGCTCGTGGCTCGGGCCGAACCTCTACCAGCGCAACCCGACGCGCACCGTGACGTCGCGGACGAAGGACTCGATCCTGAGCGCCCTGGGCGCGGTGCTCGGGGCCGGGCTGAACTACACGCCCAACGAGACGGGCCTCGCCGACGAGTCGCGCATGGCGGTCGACGAGGCGCTCACCGACGGGCGGTCGTTCGCCTACACCGGCTACGACGCGACGACGGGCCTGATCACCTCCTGGTTCGTGTCGGTCGACGACGTCGTGATCGACCCGGACGCGAAGCGCGTCACCGACGCCTACTGGATCGCGCTCCGGCGCCGCGAGCCGCGCTGGAAGCTCGAGAAGGAGTTCAGCAAGTCGGCCGCGATCAAGGATCTCCCCGAGGAACTCGAGGCCGACCCGCTCCCCGACGGCACCGAGGGCGACTCGTCGGCCGCCCCGCCGCCGTCGGGCGACGAGGACGAGTCGGGCGCCGACGAGCTCGTGACCTTCTACGAGGTCTACTCGCGCATGGGCGTCGGCTGGCGCGGCGCCGACGTCGACGAGGAGCTCGGGGGCGACGACGCCTTCGACTACCGCAAGATCGTCTTCGTCCCGGGCTACGACACGCCGCTCCACGTCGGTCGGTGGGAGACGCCGCTCTACGTCGACGGCGTCTGGCCGCTGACGGGGCTCGACCTCACGCCGACGAAGAACACGCTCTGGCCGGTGTCGCTGATCAAGGCCGCGCTGCCCAGCCTCCGCGCCGTGAACCTCCTCACGTCGATCGCGCTCGAGAAGGCGAAGCAGCACGCGCGCGAGATCTACGGGATCGCGACGTCGTTCGAGAACGAGGACGCCGAGCGGATCGTGAACGGCGGCCTCTCCGAGGTCGTGAAGATCGAGGCTCGGGACGGGCTTCCGCTCGGCCAGCTCGTGCAGCGCTGGGAGGGCGGGCAGATCTCGCCCGAGATCCGCGAGCAGATCAACTTCCACCTGAACCAGATCGGCGAGGTCACGGGCCTCCTGCCGATCCTGAAGGGCCAGTCGTCCGAGCAGCAGATCCGCTCGGCGACCGAGGCCGACATTCAGGACCGCAACGCTCGGTCGCGTCTGCAGGACCTCTCGGAGCGCGTCGAGGACTGGTCGACGCGCCTCGCCCGCAACGAGGGCCTCCTGTGGCGGCTCGAAATGTCGGCGAAGGAGGTCTCGAAGTACCTGGACGCGAACGTCGACCTCGAGCTGGGCTACCGGATCCGGCTTCGGACGTTCGGCGGCGTCGTCCTCCCGACGCGCCTCTACGCGCCGGGCTCGGACGTCGACCCGGCGAAGGAGGAGCCCTGCCTCCAGGGGATCGCGCCGGGCGCGGCGCAGTACTTCCAGACGCGCGAGGAGGCCGAGGCGGTCCTCGCCGAGCTCCTGGCCGCCCTGCCCAGCCTCCAGCAGTCGTACTTCGCGCGCACCGGCCAGGAGGTCTACCTCGAGCGCAACCAGGACGGCTCCTACGCCGTCGACGTCGGTCGCGTGACGGTCGACGACGTGTGGGTCGACACGGCCTACCTCGGCCCGTCCGACCTCGCGCGCGAGATCTCCTTCCGTATCGAGTCGGGCTCGACGTAGCGGCCGGACGCGAACAAGAAGATCGACCAGGCCAACACGCTCATGGCGAGCGTCGGCCAGCCGGCGCTGCAAATGGGCAACGTCGACAACTACAACGAGGTGCTCGCGGCGGTCTACGAGTCGCAGAGCTTCCCGCCGAAGATGCGGGTGTTCCTCCAGCCGCCGCCCCCGCCGCCCATGCCGCCGCCCGGCGGTGCGCCGCAGGGAGGGCCGCCCGCGTGACCCGCCGCGCGCCCGTCCACGTCCTCTTCGTCGACCACCCGGCGCTCCCGATCACCGAGGCGGTGTCGGCCTTCTCCGACCGGATCGGGGCGAGCGAGGGCCACCGGCCCCTCACGCTCGACTGGCGTGAGGACGCCGACGGTCGGTTCGTCGCCGAGGACCTGGCGATCGAGGCCGACTTCGTCGTCCTCCTGCTCGAGGTGGGGTCGTGAAGCTGCGTCACGGCGAGTTCTCCTTCTGCGAGAAGTGCAACCGGCTGGTCGTCGGCCCCGTCGCGCTCCCCGGCTACGACTGCCTCGCGTGCGTCCGCGCAGCGCGGGTGGAGCCGTTCGAGCGCGCGCTCGCCGAGATCGCGGCGCTCGAGGCGGCGTCGTGAACCTCCTCGACCGCTGCCCCGACTGCGGCGCCACCGACCTGTCGTTCGTCGACGCCCGCTTCGGCCACTGCCAGCGCGGCGCCGGGCGCCACGTCCGCGGCCACGACACGGTCGTCGAGGGCTACCACCCGGGGCTCGGTCACGTCACGGGGTCGATCGACCTGGCGAAGAAGATCGAGGCCGCGAAGCGCGCCGGGAAGACCGTGCAGTTCGCAAAGGACCTGCCCTCCGTGCCGAGCACGGGCGGCGTGACGAAGACGAACCCCGGGCCGTCGGCCTGGGAGAAGACCATGCAGCAGATGAGGGGAGCTTGACAATGGGCGGGGAAGCT